ATATACAGAATGTGTTATATGGTTTATTGAACCCCATCCCCCTCGTCATTTTTCTTTTGTGTGGCGCTCTTCTCCTGACTTGACAGCATGGCAATGATTGCACATAGGTTGAAAAGGGCCATACCAAAAGCTGCCGCCCTGCCTAACTGGTTTGATATGATCACACACAGTAGCAAGCCTATCACAGTTAACGCACACAGGATTACGAGCAAGAAACGCTTGGCGAAGCGCTCTCCATCTCCTGCTGTTGTATCTCTTCTCAACATACTTTCTGCCCTTGTGGGGTTTTACGCCTGTGATGTATTTGTTGCCCTCTCTCGGCTTTGGTTTTAATGCCATATACTTTAGTGCTAGATGGTTGATATATCTCCTTGGCCATAGCTGATAGCCAAGCCTTACGTGCTACTGTCATGCCTACTGTTGAAACGTACACATCTTTACCATCTAGGTATGTGTACTCAACACGCTTGTTACGTGCGTACTGTTCTATTCTGTAAGCTATCTCTTCTCGCTCCTCCTTAGTATAGGTGGGGTGATTGTGTAGCTTATCAACAGTGTTTATTTTGCATATCATCTGCCTTTGTTTTGTAATATATTATTAATTGTATTAGCTCCTCGTTTGTATATTTCCTGCTATCCTTTGATCTCTTTAGTAGGTTGTCAGCTGTTCCTTCTCCATGCGTTTCATCTATGTGCTTTGAGTGTACGTACTGTCTACCCTGATCCCCTATATTACAACCGTAGCACTGTCCGTGTGCGTTTTTATCATTCCATCTAAGAGAGTAGTAGCGCCTACTCATAAAATGACCGCACTGCATAGCTTTAACGTGCTTCTTTGTATCACAGGTGCAGCACTGTACTAAACCATCAGCGTCAGCATCTCGCCAGCGTATGTACTGAGAGAAGGCAGCGTCTAGCTTCTTAATCAGCGTTTTCCGTTTTATACTCTTCTTGGGCTTTTTTAATTTCTTCAAAGTCTGATTCTGTTAAATGTGTGTGGCCTCCTAGCTCTTCTAGGGACTTCTGAGTTTGTTCTACTATGATAGCATCACCTAAAGCCTTCCAGTCAATCATACCTGTGTGATATGGCAGTAGTGGCTTATCGTTATGAGTATGTTGCTTTTCTCTTAGTGGGATAGTGTTATCAGCCTCGTATTTATGCAAGCATTTTATAAGTGTATTTGTAGTAAGGTTGCCAAATAACTCAAATTTTCCTTGCCTTATTTGCTTAAAGCATATCAATATCTCTTCAACTTTTAAGCTAGGAAATAGCTCAATTATATCATCTATGGCATCTTGTAGATCTTCCTGCGTTTGAAAGCTACGAGTAGCGTTTACGGCTCTTACTAATCTTTCTAGCTCGCCTAATAGTAGCAGCTTGCAATTAGTGCCATTAATAGCGTTTGCAGTTTGTAACGTTAAACCGTCTTCAAATGCATCTTCTACAGATAAGCCTCTTGTAATCTCCCTACTATTTTTTACTAGCCCATTCAATTGCTTCTGATGCATTAAGCGCACCTCGTGTTTTTTCTTTTCTAATTGCGTAGATGCCTTTCCAACCGTTAGCGATTGCGTTTTCAATTCTTTTGATTGTCTCTTGTTCGTCATAATTACTTTCTTTAGCTATTTGTTTTAGTCTTAATTGTTCTGATTTCTGTGATTTGTATTTAAATCCATGTTGCTCTTGCCTATACTCTTTCCATATATCCCACCACTTTTTAAAGTCATCAGAATCGTATGGAAAAACCAGGTCTTCACTATAATGTTTTTTAAGTTGTTTACTACTATGTATACTATCTAATCTTTTTGATGAGGCTGCTTTATCAATTTGATTAGGCTGCTTAATCATTTTGATTAGGGTATTAATCATTTTGATTAGCCTCGCACGGCCATTAAACTCGCATTTTATATAGTTTAGATTAGTTAATTTTTTAATAGACCTAGATACAGACGGAATAGATATGTTAATTTCATTTGAGATGGTTTCATTAGTTTTAAAATACTCGCCATCATCAGCACATAAATTAAATATATCTGCTAGAATTAGCTTATCTGTAGGAGTTAGTTTATCATCCTGGTAGATAGCTTTTGGTATCCATACGCCTGTAAATTGTTTAGCCATTTATCTCCTCGTCGTGGTATAGTATCTCGCCTATTATCTGAATTTTTGTTGTATCAGACGTTTTAACGATGGTATCTACGTACTTTATCATTCTTTTAGGGTTCTCGTTTATCCAACGGTGAACCGTCCTTCTATCGACTCCTAACGCGTCCGCGCATGCCTTTTGGCTGCCGTACAGCTTTTTTATATAATCTTTCAAATCGTCTTGTATCATTTGTACCAGTTTGGAAGGTCTAACATCATCGGAGCATTTAAAGGCTCTAAATAATCGTATGACTTAGGCATTGTTTTACCGTTCCATCCTCTGTACCATTCTTTAAACATTTGCACTTCAAGCCTAGCGCAGTTATAACCGTCATTTAGCATTTTTGTACTCATCTGATAAACTACTACACCGTGTGGCGCGTTAGGATCACATGTGATTAAGTAATGGCTAATATTATTCTGAGTTAAAAAAGCCGCGTTTGAATACATAGCTAATTGCATATGATATAAATTATCCAGCACCCACCTTTGTATCTTTTTTGGCTCGTTATCTGTAATTTTTAGATCTGCTATATAGTCATGACCTAGAACGTCTATGTACCCGTGAAAGTTTACGCCATCTATTCTAAAATGTACGTGCTTCTCTACCTCTGTAGCCTGAGAGACTAGCTTATTAGCTAACGGGTGCGCCATTACTGCCTCAGCTAAATTTAAAGCCTCGTCAAACTCTTTACGTGTATAAACTTTGGTTTCCCTTGGCTTATCGTATTGCTCAACTGCGCTCTTAAATTCTTTAGTTGCCTTTGTTTTGCAGTCTATTATTTTTAAATCAATTTGCTTCTCAGGCTCTAGCACTAAAAGATGGGCTAACGTGCCTCTCCTCATCACTGCGGAAGGCTTTTTTTTGTTCTCTTTTTTGTACTCTACCCAGTGCGCTGGGCTACGGCTAAACTGCTTAAGCGAGCTAAATGATAGGGTTACATCGTGGATCTTCATTTTCTAGCTGTTAAAAGGATTACCTCCCTCGACAAACAACTGCTCTAAATCTACCTTATCATTAAACTTCTGCGCTAACTCAATTATATCTAAATCTAGCGGCTCTTTACTATCAACACGTACATAATATTTAGTATCTAATCCTGCGCCTTTACGTGTAATTTTTAAATCGTATTGCATAGGATCGCCTTCGACTTCTGATAGGTTAACTAGCTCTTGCAAAATAGAGCGTGCAGTACAGCAGTAAATCTTAAATTTAGCATCTTCATGATGCCACACATTAAACGCTGCAAATGGCCTAGCACGGTCATCTGATTTGTATGCTGCCTTTGGCATTTCACCGTCAAATTTCCATCTAAGAGGCTTTTTATCTATCCAAGTTTCTAAACCTTCTATAGCCTTAGATATTACTCTAATAGTTACGGATTCATTTGGTTGCAGCTTTAAGTATTGTGAGCCTGCTGCTTCGCGCTCGTAGTTGTTTTGTAAAAATGTCATATCATTGTTTTTTAGTGACAGGACAATTATAGGACACAAATTGCCTCACTTGCAAAATAACTTATTAACGTACTATTGTCAATAACGAAAAAACCCCCACCGATTAGGGTGAGGGATTCCAAACAAGATAAATAAAATAATTGTGCCTACTCAATCATTTGCATTTGCAATCTACATCTTTTTTTTCAAAAAACGACAGGCAAAGCGGTAAAATACCTATGCAGCACAGTAGAACGTTTTCCCATGTTGCGGTATTTTCTACTATTTGCTGGCATGCTGTAATAACAATCAGGCCCGATGTAGTACGTTTAGCGCTCCATTTTAGGCGCTTATCTTTAAAAATTTGTGTTATATCAAACTTAGCTAGTGCTAGGGTAAAATTAGGTAGTTTCATTGTTTTAATAATTCCAAATGACTTCGATTGGTTTGTGTTTTCTATTATCTAGGTCTGCATGTATAAACGTCTTACCCAGGCCGATGCGGTTGATCCCTACATATAGTAGCGCCTCTATTATCTTAAAACGGTTAGCGCTGTTTGTACATTTAATATCTGCTGCTAAACCTAAACGGTGTGAGCTGTCTTTGCTAACCTTGTAGCCTTTGCGCTTCATGGCTTCTTGGTGTTCGTGAGTTCTATAGCCCGAAGTAATAACAAAGGCAATCCCAGCACGCTCTCTAGCCTTATCTAATAAATCAAGAAAATCTTGACTCATAAATTCTCCCGACCCTGGTAAATCTGGGCTGTCAAATTCCATTAAATCAAAGTAACGCATATCCCTGTTATTGAAATTAGCACACACATCAAGTCATGTATATCATACCTACCATATTTAAGGCGCTTATAACGACAGTTAGCCATGTTTAAAATTATAATTGCTATGTAGGGGAGCCAAGTCATTTTTCACGGTTTTTACGGTGTGTTATAATGCCTTCAACGTTTAGCCATATTAGAGTAATACCGCCTATTACACCAATAACTAAGCTAAGGCACTCTGTAATCATTGCAGCGCTCCAGCCTCCCCATAGTAGATTCATTCCCCAAATATGCACTTTCTCCATCATGTTAGTGTTAATGTCGTTGATTTGCTCACCCCGTTTTTTGTAGCAGTTAATACTATTGTGTAGTTTGTTCTGCCTCTTGAGGTAGTAGTAATAAGGTCGCCAAATGAAATAGATGTGCTAGGGCCTGCTAGTGATACTTTAGCTTTGTTTAGAGCTATCTCTGTTCTTAAATACTCCAGCTCTTCCTGCATCTTTTTAATCTGGAATAACATAGCAGCCTCAGCAGGGAAATCTATTATATCTAAATGCTTATCATTATCAAATGCGCTTTGCATAGCAGTTAGATCACTGCCTCTTTTATCGTGTATCGCTGTAAATTTTGCGCTTTCTAGTGCCATTATGATGCTGCTATTGTAACGTAACCACCATGCACCTCATCAGTTGAGCCGTCAGATGTTACTCTAATTATAAGATAGTTTGTTGTATCGCTTGCCACATCAGTGATATCCTTTTCTGTTCCTATTGATGTAGCCGTTCCTTTTATTGCTATCGTTTTGCTGTCAATGTCAGCTTCATATACATAGAAATCCTGTGAAGTATCGCTGCCAAATATTTTAACATGTGTAGCTGTGTAGCCTGTTGGAATAGGAATACTAGCAAACATATCCGAACTACTAAACGAATGCAGAAATAACTCGTTTGAGCCTATACTATCGTCTTCTATCATTAACGGCCTTCCTACGTCGTTTGCAATAAAATCCCTAGGGAGTATTTTAATTCGAGTAGTTGAACCTAACCACCCTGCACCTGGAGCGTCTGCCCATTCTTGAAAATTACCAGAGCTGTGAATCGTAAAAACTTGCCCAGCTGTACCGTTTGCAGCAAAATTTACCCTTCCATTATGAGCTATAACTAGTGCATTTGTATTAGCTGACGTTGGTAAAGATGAGGGTAAAAGTAAAGTATTAGTTCCTGAGCCTGTCGATACTTTTAGCTGAGTCAATCCGTGTGTATCAGTTTCTAAAAATCCAGATTTTGTGTTGTTGGCCTCTAGTATTGTATCATCATGTACTGTAGGGTTTTTACTAGAATCTAGAGCTATAGTCGGCCATGATGGGCCTTTGCTAGGTTTTTTATTATCTATAGCTACTGTAATACCTGTAGTATCACGGCTTAAAAACATACACTCAATATCGTACTCACACCTTGAAGCCACAAAGTCTAGCCCTGTAATTTGATAAAATACAGAGCCTTCATCTGAGTTAGTTAATACGCTGTAAGGGTGTAAAAATTTAGATCCTACATTGTATAGCGTGCCTCTCTCTGTTCTTCTAGCTTTATTATTTGCCGATAATCTTTCTTTAACTCCTAGACCATTTATAGAAAATCCTGCTGTTGCGCTTTGTGAATTATACCATTCAGTCGATAACACATACGCAGAACCGTTGTTAATTGTTATAGTACCTAGGTCGCTGTCTGTTATTCTATCACCTATTAAGGTAGTGCCTTGCCCTAATTTATATCTAGCATCTTCAGGGTTAAAACTTGTGATATCATATTGACCAAACTCCTGAGTGTTGTCATTATCATACACCCACACACCCACATCTGAAATGTAAAAAGTTGCATTACCTGAGTTAGTCCATGCTGCAACTACATTTCCTTCATGGTCTACGCCCTCAATATCTACCTCTAACTGTAATCCTGAAGCATCAGCCCCGATAGCTGGCGTAGCAAAACTAAATAAATTACCTTGATACGGTGGTGAGAAAGCTGTATTAGGGAGCATGTTGCCCTCTACAATATTTAGCGGATCGCAAACAATCTCTAACCTGCTAGAACTTGAAGCATCCCATGTAGCTTCTTCATAAACAGGGCTTTCTACAAAATACTGACCTGCCCCAGCTACTACTACACTAGACATATAGTCTTGAACAAATGTAGCACCTCTTTTTAAGTATCTATCTGTTCCACTTGCATCACCTACCCTTAAGGTTATAGACAATTTAATTCTTGCTACTCTATCGATTCCAGTATACCCACTAATACCGTCAGTTGAATAATTTAATCTACCTGCGACTATTAATTGTTGCCCCTGTGGTCTTGCTGCATCACTGTCCTGAATTAATGTGTTTACTGCTAACTCACTCCTGTATAAAATAGGCTTATCACCTTGGTAGTCTCTAACTCTTTTAACCTCTTTAAATGCTGGTGTGCTACTGCGCTCCCATCCTGCGAGTTTTTCAAAGTCAGCACTATTGTTACCAAATGCAGCGCTATAAGTTACGTTTGCAGATGTGTTATAAGATACAACTCCACCGCCTCTAATCTCGTGGTATATATCTAAACCGTTAGATGCATGGTTTTGAATTGCTCCAAGAGGCACAAACCAGAAACGGCCCTGAGCCATAAAGATGCAAGAGTTAAAAGCTATGCATATACTTTCTAAAACCTCGTATGCAGAAAAATACTGTTTAGTTCCATCCTTATCTAAATTATAGAACGTATCGTGCTGGACTCTCGCATTGTCTAGCTGCTGATTCTGACCAGATGAAATATATGTATTGTATTCTTTACCAATAAAATCCTCAAAAAATGCGCAAAGTACATCACCCCCTGCCCAGAATCCTGTAGCTGATGCGTTAGCACTGTGTACCTTTGTTAGGCACTTATATATGTGCCCTGTTATTTTATCTGAACCTGTATAAGCGCTTCCTGCATTGTTGTAATCTATACCTTTTAAATTACCTAAACCATCAACGGCAGTAATCTGTACAGGAGCGTTTGGAAACGCATCAGGGATTATAACTTGCTCAGGCAGTATTTCGCCTACCCACCACGCTTCATTAACCCCGTCTTGGTCGCGGTATATCTCAACTCTATATGTTCCCTCCGCTGCTGAGTCTAAAGCAGCATACAAAGCGTCAAATTCTGTATCTAAACTATCATTGTGAAATAGTGTAAACTTAACGCGAGATCCTATAATAGGTTTTGCCCTATCAAAGTTATCGAAATCATATGATAAACGGAACCCGTCAGGCCCTAATGTAAATGCGTAGTTTAAATGGCCTGAGCTGATAGTACCGTCAACTATTTTAACTAGCCAATCTGTACCTTTCTCGTCAGTAAATTCACTCTTTGCATATACTACTGCCATTACATTCTGTTTCTATCACGCATAGCACGTGCATTACTTATTAAAATATCATCTCCTGAGATACGACCATAAACCTGCGTTCCTGAGCCAGCCATGAGATCACGGAGCTTCGAGAGGGGCGCGATTACCTCAGGATCAATTGCAGCGTTTTTATTATCTCCTACAATAGCTGTCGTAGGGCCGTATGCTAGACCACCCTGAGCTAGTGCTGGCATACCTGCGTTGTCTGCTGCTTTTGCAATACGCCCTTTTAAGCCTGCACCTAGCGCAACCAAAGCAATACCAGCAACAAGTGCTGGCGTGCCTCCTAAATCTCTTAGGGCTTCTTTTATTGCTTCAATAGTTATTCCATAACCAATAGCAAGCGTACCTAATTCGACAGCTAAATTAGCAAACACTTCTAGCAGCGCAACACCCATACCCTCTAGCGGTTCTCTTGTTGCTATAGCTGCGCCTATCATAGTGGCCGTAGTAATTACCATTGCTTCGGCTGCCTGCTCCATGGCTTGCTCTACACGTTCAGCAAAATTCTCAGCATTCTTAGCAGCATGGTCTAAACTGTAGCCTATCTCAGGGCTCATGATTCTGACTGATGCAGTTACACCCGCTAAATCTTTCTTTACTTTATTTAAAGGCCTTGTTAGCAGCTTAAGAGGTTCTACGTTACCTAGTACGCTTTTCTCTAGCTCAACAAATTCATCTTTTACGTCCTCTATATTAGCTGGCAGCTCGCTAGGTTCTGTTACCTTTTCAATTCTATCAATAACTGTAATTAGATTGTTTAGCGCGGTAGTGCTTTTAATTAATTCTTGGCCAGTAGTTAAAAACGGTGCTGAGAAATTGCCTAGAATCTCATCGCCTAACGCTTTATCAATCTCGCCGCCGTGTATAAACTTCCAATTAAGGTTAGCAATCATATCGAAGTCTTCAAACTCCATGGCTGATTCTATATTTTCCCTAAAGAATGCCACTCTTTTCCCTACCTCGCCAGCATCAAACCCTTTAGCAACGGCGGCAAGCTCTGCCTCAAGCAGCATGGTTTCTAATTTGATCTGCTTATTAATTACCTCAGTTTGAGCAGCCGCTAATACTTGCGCTCTTACCCTATCGCCTATTGCTGTTATTACTTTACGCTCTGCTTTCTCTATATCTTCTAAAGCCGCATTGTTTAGGTCTAGGTTCCCTAGGTAATCACCGTAGTTAGTTTGTAACCTTTGTATTACATCGTTACGGTCGTCTTCTGCTAGGTTTACGTCCTTTAATCTCGCAAAAAGAACCTTTGCCTCTGCAGATTCATGCGCCACTTGTTTATTTACAGCTGCTAGTGCGCCATCTAAGCTCTGCGCTTGCGTTGTCATGCTGCGCATCTCTAACATAGCAGACCCTACAGCAAAACTTAGCGCACCAATAGCTAAAACAGCAATACCTATAGGCCCACTTAAAAATGATAAAGCTGCACCTAGTGATGGAATAATAACCAAAAGCGGCCCAATAGCAGCCACCACTCCGCCGATAACTAATATAGTCTTTTTAAACTCTGGGCTACTTTTAGCAAACTTCTGAGCCATTGAAGTAATACCATCTATTACATCGCTAATTATAGGCATTAAACTTTCAACTAGTCCAGCCCCAGCTATCTTCAAATTGTCTATGGCTGTGCTAAACTTACCAGCAGCAGTTTGGCTTAAGCGCTCCATTGCGCCGTTAGCAAAGCCGCCTTCTTCTGCAAAGCTCTTTAGTACCTTATTGAATTCTTTGACACTAACAGCCCCAGCACCTAATTCACTAGGCAGTAATCCTGTAGCGTCGCTTAATGCTTTAAATACAGGAATGCCACGCTCCGCTAATTGGTTTAGGTTTTCTAGTTCTACTTTACCCTTAGCATTTACCTTGGCAAATATTGCAGCTATTTCATTTATCTCACTGCCCGAAGTTGCAGCTATATCGCCTAGAAATTGTAGCTGGTCGTTTACTTCGCTTATCTTAGTTCCTGAAGCTATGAGCTGACGGGCTGAGTTAGCAACCGCATCAATTTGGAAAGGTGTTTGAGCAGTAAAGTCATTTAGTTGCTTCATCATAGCAGCCGCCTCACGCGTGCCGCCAGTTAAGCTGACAAAACTAGTTTCTAACTTCTCAAGATCAACTGCACTTTTTATAGCCGCAGCGCCTAAAGCTGCTAGGGGTAAAGTAACAGAGCGCGTTAAATCACGGCCTAGGGCTTTAAAGTTACGCCCAAAGCTTTTCATCTGACGGCGCACCTTGCCTAGACTCTTGTCTAGCTGCTTAGTATTCGCACCTATATTTAGTATTAAATCCCCTAACTTAGCCATCTACTCTGTTTTTGCCATTGCCCTTAATAGTGCAAAACCGTCAACACGCGGTTTCTTTTTTTCTGCCTTTTCTTCCCAAGGAAATACAGCTAAATCTAAGGGCTTTAACTTGCTGCCTTTCTTTGTGTGTACGTTTAAAAGTAGCGCAGTCTGCCAGCGTGTACGTTCCCAGTTGGTACGTTCAGCCGCGTCTATTACCTCGCGCTTTCCTTTAACCGCATTACCAAACTCTTCAAAAGTTAGACTGTATAGAGACTCTGGGACTAGACCCAATAAGCCCAGCCCCAGCTCCTCTACCCTGCTCCACGTTAGTGGTTCACTTTTGCTAGTTTCGTTTTTTTTTCTGAGCTAGCGCCCATAACTTCAACAAGAACAGCGGCTATAGTTTCAAGGTCTGTAACCTCAATTTGTCCAAGCCACTCTTCAACGTCCATAGTAAACTTCATCCCCTGCGCCGCACATCCATCCTTCACGAAGTAATAAACTAGCTCTGGGATTAGTGTGATATCCTTATTGTCGACATCATTCACTTTCACTCCAGTGCTTTTCTCAAATGCTCGCCATGCTCTCATAGTAGCCTTTAGCGGGTATGTCTTGCCTCCTATAGTTACGTTAGTCATTGTTATGAAATCACCTGCCTAACAATAGTTTCTACTACCTGAATAGTGCAGGTATATGTAGAATTATCCTCAGTCGACCCTGAAAGCTCTAAGCTCTCAATGTAGCCCTTAACCTGGTAACGGTAATCATCTGCATTCTCTGCTGCTGCTTGCCCAATTATATGCGTAAATTTAAAGTCGCATTTTGTTTTATTAAGCAGAAAACCATTCATTGCCTCGTAGCCTGTGTTAGCTGCTGAGTCAGTAGCATACATAGCTGAGAAACTCATAGTTGCAGAAGTCATGCCTGGAAGCAAAGCTCGATAGCCCGCGTTAGCTTTCACGGTCGAGTCCTTCATTTCGTTCGTAATAGAAATTGAGCAGTCAGTAAGATTGTCAATTTGTAGCTCAGTGCCGCCCTCAGCAGCAACCATGATTCTTAAATCCGAGCCATTAATTATGCCTGTCGTTTGTGCCATTTTTTTTTGTTTTTGTTATTAGTTGTTTTTGTTTTTTCTTTTATCGCCGCCTACTAGTAAAGTAATAAACGAGTCTATCCAGCCGAATATTTTTAATGCTGGTGTATCTGTTGGGTAAAGTGATGCTACGACTCTAGCAAATACTAAAAGCGCTAGCAGTACAGTTTCCCAGTTGTCTAAAATTGGTTGCATGAATTTAATTTTTAATTCTTATTGTATAATCTTGAATTGCTACCCAGATACTACGCTCAGGGTTTACATCCATTTGTTCATTAGTGTAATTAATAGACTGTATCTGTACTCCTCCGAAGTTTCCGTTCTTCCTCTCTAACGCAGCTCTTACCGCCACGCCTAAATCTATTGCCGTAGAATATTTTGTGTTAAAGCAGTACACCTCTACTGCCGCCTCATCAATTTCGCCGTTGTCTTCTTTTGTGTTGCTTGGGCTATTGCTTACAACTGAATAAACCAAGTAAGGCTGCGTTTCATTTTGCGGCGCTATCTCTGGGTAAATCTTAGTTGTAACAATATCAGTTACTGCGGTTGTGTTGCTAAGTATATTATATATTGCTTTACCTACTATCATAACGATTTTGCGTATCTGCTAAACTCTTTTTTTAATAAAACTACTTGCAGCTTTTTAGACCTATTTTGCGTTGCCTTTTGACCTCTTGAAAATACTCCTGTGTTTTGAGTACGATGCTTACCGCCAAATCTTGGCCCGAAATCTCCTTTTTCTACTATGTGAGCATAGAAGCCATCAGCTGTCCAACGCGTTTTTCTGGGTAAAATATTGTTTGTTCGTGGGCCTGCCATTACTTTACTACCGTGCTTGTCAGGCTGCCACGTTCCAGCTGATTTGCGTAATTGACCAGGTCTTACAACCTTACCCCTAAAAGAAATATTTTTGTCGTAATCTTTTATATTAGCCCTTAAATAATTAGCATACACTTCACCTACCCTTGTGTTTAAATCTACAAATTTATCGTGTGCTTTTATACTCCACCTTGAAAGCTCCTCAAGTTTCTTATTAATTTTATCAACTCCAGTAACTGAAACTGATTGCTTGTGTTGCGCTCTAGTTCTGCTTCCTACTTGAAATTTACTCATTACTCAATAATTTCAGTAATTAAACGGATGCGATCTTGCCTGCCTACCTCGTGTACTCCTAAGATACTATAGTTTTTGCTGTCATAGTTAACCCTATAGCTTGCATTTATATTCTTTGTAGTAGAGCTATAGCGTATGTTAAACACTACTTTGTTTACGCTTACTATTTGCTCACCACTATTCTGCTCTACAGCAGCAGGCTTGCGCTCTATCTGCGCCCACACTTCTGCATAGTCATTCCAACTAATCATGCGCTCACCATAAGAGTTCACCTGTTTTGCAGGGTTTTGGATTTTTATCCTTCTATCTAAACCGCCTATGTTCATTTAGTAGTTATTACTCTATATGGGTTTAATAGTGCAGCTACTCCTAGAGGTATTTCTACTGTAGTTGTTCCTGTAATTACTGCGCGCCTGTTCTCGTAGTAGTGTGCTACTAGCATTTTAATAGCGTGTACAACAGGTTGAGCTGGGGCAGCTCCTAAAGTGCCTGAGATAGTAACTGTATTAAAGTCATCATCGTATGTATCAGGCGGACTATCAAAGTTTATACGGCCTGGCTCGCGCTTTGTATCGTACCAATACTTTGAAGTCGCTAATGTCTGCGTAGCGTTTGCTACGTCTTTATATGTTACGCCTGTAATCGTGTTAATTGGTGAAGTAGAAAACTCACAATTGTAAAACGCATCTAGGCTTAGTGTAAAATTAGAAGCAACAAAATGCCTGTTAGTGTAATCCTGGCAATGCTGAACAGCTGCGTTAATTAGCGCGGTAATAGTCGTGTCCTCGTCGCTGTGATCCACTCGCAAAAACTCCTTTGCTGTAGATAGCGGAAGTATGTCTGTGCCTGTTGGCTGTGTTGTTATTTCTAATTTCATCTATTTAGTATAAAAAAGGGGCAGGCGCAATACCCGCCCCCTTTCATTTATATTCTAACTCTTACGCTACGAAGTCCTTGATACGAGCTAACGCGCCTGCTTGGCGAACGTCTGCATCGTAGAACTTATTAACGTGAAGTGCAATCTGTGCTGTTCCTGCATTGCTGTAAGGATCAACTAAGATGTCTACACCTCCAAAGAAGGCGAGAACCATGCCTTTTGCGAAATCACCGAACAGTAAATCTCCCTCGTTTGAAGTGCTATCTACTAGATTAGGTGTGTAGTGCGTCATATAGCCGTCAACTTTGTTATCATTAACAAGAGCGCTAATTGATGCAACTGCTGCCTCACCTTTTAAGATGCTCATAGCTGATGGAGAAAGTACAAACTGACCACGAGATAAATCGCCTCCTGCTGCTAGTACTGCTTTCTGTGCATCAAAGATGTGAGAAGCTGCAATAGAGCCGTGAGATAAGTTACCTTGGTATCCTGCTCCAGCTACTGCCTTAGCAAATACATCCTTGTCAATAGTTTCGTTGATACCTGCTGCTAGCTCTGCTGCAATCATGCTATCAATTCCAGCTCCTCCCTGTAGAATTAACTGCTTAGAGAACTTAGTGCGGTTAGCTACACGCGTTGGAGAAAGTGTAAGCTCATCAAGCTCCATTCCTGATGCTGCATCTGCTGCAATTTCTGTTTTTTCAGTACCTACAGCTTTAGCTGATACTCTAGGGAACTTAAGATTGCCTGTAGCGTTATTGATAGTAGTAACACCTACTCTCTCAGCCATAGTTGGAGCGCGTAGTGCCTCGATAAGACCAGGAACTGTAGTAGCTACATATCCAGAACCATCTCCAGAACCTGCCTGGAAGTTGTCTGCACCACCTGCACGGTAAAGAGCGCTTGATGGGATTCCGATTTGTCCGCTCATCTGTAGACCTCTAGAGCCGTACTCTTTAGCAGCCTCTTGCGCCCACTCTGCCTCAGCGCCTTCTAGCGACTTTCCGAAGCTAGCAGCTTGGATAGCACGAGATAGAGAGAAGTTACGGTTAACTTTGTCAATCTCTTTAGCTTCTGATACTGATGAACCGCCCATCTGTGCGCTACGTGCAATCATATCCTCGTGCGCTTTTCTACGCTTAATTTTGTTATCAAGGCGCTCAACTTCTCCCTCTAGGTAGTCGGCTCTTGTTTCCTCTTCATTTGTTAGCTCACGGCCTTCACTCTCAGCATTCTCAACCATTGATACATGCTCATTGTAAAACTTTCCGCGTAGCTCGTTTAACTCTTTCAAGTTCATTTTGCTTTGTTTTTTAGTTTTTGTTTTTCTAACTTCTTTTATTTCGTCGTTTGTTGATTCTTCAACTACGTCTTCATTAACTGACGAAGCAGGCTCCTCATTTCGTGCCTGTAGTCCGTGAGTATCTGGGTAAGCTGGGTACGTTACAGGGCTAACATCTAATAATGTTGCTACCTTGTCAATACTTCTTACCGTTCTTTTTTCGTTCCAGCTCTGCTCTGCAATAGTAAAAGCGAAAGAGCTTTGTGATATATCCCCACGCTTTACGCTCTCATATAAATCTTTTGCGTATTGTTGCTCTCCTAGTTTGACACGGTATTTAAGGCCTTTCTCATCTACCTCCAACTCTAGTGTGCCTGCTCCACTTCTGCCTAGAACATAGTTAGGATCGTGATTCATAAGAGCGCGCACATCGTTTTCTAGTACATCGTCAAATGCTCCGCGGCTTATAGTTTCTCTAAATGGGCCTATGTTAGTTTCATTATCATATAATGCAGCATATCCCTCAATCACCATCTCATCACTATCAGACCTAACCTCTAGTGTGTTATTGGAAACAGCATAGTGAGCGCGAGTCTCTAACTCTTCTCTATTCTCCTGTTTCTTCTGTTGGTTCTTCTCTTCCATTGTTATTGTTGCTTATGTTATCGCTGTAGTCCTGTATCTTATCTAAGGCAATTTGATTAACCTGCACTAGGTGTACATCACCACCGTCGATAGGGTTTTTATCTTCCTCAGCTCTAACCTCGTTAATTGACATCACACCGCTTTGCAGCATCTGAGTAAAGAAGCCTGCACGTGCATCCATATCACCGCGGTATAAATCGTTTAAATTGAAACGAGAATAAACAGCAGGGCGGTCAAAGCTAGGTATTAGCTTCTTATCAATCTCTTGCTGTATTCTCTTAGCCCATGGCTGTATAGTATGCCTAGCAAACATTAAATTCTGTTGCTCAACATTGTTGTATGTTGTCTGACCTGGTAGCTGAACTAATGCAGCAGGAACGCTAAAAATTCTGCAAATCTCCTGCGCTTGGAATTGTCTAGTTTCTATAAACTGAGCTTCATCTGGTGCAATAGAAATACGCTGATATTTAAAACCAAACGGCATTAACTTTGTGCCTGCGTTAGCTGCGCCATTATTCCAAGAGCCTTGAATCATATCCATTTGCTCTTTCTTTAGTGGCTGGTCTGATGTTAGCACACCAGTCATCTGTCCACTTTGGCCGAAGTATTCGCTTCCAAAATCCTGCGCGCTTTTAGCTAGTCCTAGATTCTCACGGTGCAATCTAATTGGGCTCATGCGGAACAGGTTGCAAATGGTTAGCATGTTCTCAGGTCTTACCACACCGTAATCTTTGACTACGTATATGCGCTCGCCTTTTATCTCTTTTAGCTCAACATCAGTATTGTGAACCCATAAAATAGATTTGGCGTACTCTCTCTCGTCGCGCTCAATAATAGCATAACCTACACCGTGTAAAACGGCTGATGCAATAATGGTTTCCCAAAATTCATAGCTCGTTTGGTGTTCGTTTGGCGTTTCAGTTACTAGGTTGCGTGTTGGGTGTACGTTAGCAATCTCTACTCTTTTGCCGTTTTTTACGTAGATCTCTAGACCTAGTGCAGCTATCGTTGAGGCTATCTTGTAAACACACGCGTAAACTGTTGAAATAGCTAGCGCGCTATTTTCGTTTATAGAAGCTCCGCTTTTAGTCATAGGGAATAAACCAACGTTTTGTGCAACTGTGTTGCTGTCGTATTTTCCTACACGGTAACGGAATAAGCCTCTAATTCTTTCTGCTAGGGTACTCATGCGCGCGTATTATAACATAAATATATCAAAGTTCCAAATTTAAAGTGTTAAAATATCTAATATAATATCATCATCTCCATCGATGCGGTTCTGTACGTAGCTGTTTAAGGCTATAATACTGGCAATCACTCCATCAACTTTTTTGTTTTCTTTCTGCTCTTTTATAACTCTCTTGTTTTCGTTGTTGTCTGTGTAGATAATAGCGCACCCAAACTGCCAGCGTAGGCATTTATTACCGCCATGTATTACGTTGCCCTTCATTATTTCCATTTCCATCTCTTTAGTTGGGCCGTTCATGCTTGTAATGTTTTGAGCCATAGGTTGCATCTCTATGTCATTTTCTATAAGCTCAGATACTATGTACGTGGAAAACTTAGGGTCATATCCAATCTCCCGTACATCGTATTTCTCACAGCAATCAAGTATGTATTGCTTCACAATTCTGTAGTCTGTTACATTGCCAGGAGTAATTGTAATATCTCCATCTCTTGCATATTGTATATAGTCAACACCTGCTGAAAGTTTTTTGCTGTGTGCCTTTTCTGAATTTACAAACTGATGGCACATTAAATAGAAACACTCATTTTCATCATCTCTGAATATTAAAGCAAAGGCAGTGAGATCCTGTGTACTTGCCAAATCAAGACCACCATAACAGGGTAGTGATGGCAACCTGTCGTATGGTATCTCTTTAGCTCCTTTCATGTATATGTCATCTGGAATCCATGCTGTCTCTGCGCTAGTCCATATATTAAGGTGCAGCCTGAGAAAACTATTAATCATGCTAGGGTTACTCTTAGCTTTTTTTACCGCATCTTCAAAGTATGCTTCATTGCAAATTGTTCCGTAACCGGGGTTCGCTTTTTTCCACGTTTCAGGATTTGTCCACTCATCATCTGCATCAGCTTTGTAAAGCACAGGCAAAAATGTTTCATCAACTATAGTTCCGTTAATTATTGCCTCGCTGTACTCGTGCATTTCGTAGCAAATACTTGAACGGTCATGGCCTGCTGTAGTTAGGCTAATTATAACTGGCTGCCTTCTAGCTCCTACGGAAGTCGAGAGAACATCAAATAATTCTCTCGATTGTTGCGTATGTAATTCGTCAAAGATGATTCCATGACAATTGAGGCCGTGCTTTGTATATGCCTCTGCACTTATTGACTTGTACCAGCTCCCTTTATGCTCTACAATATTCCTAAGCACCTTAGCCCTAGCTCTCAAGTGCTTATTGTTATTTATCATCTCCTTTGCAATTTGAAAGACAATATTTGCTTGGCCGCGATCACCTGCTGCGCTTATTATCTCAGCTCCAGGCTCGCCGTCTGCAAACAATAAATACAAGGCTATAGCTGCTGCTAGGTTACTCTTACCGTTCTTTCTTGGAATCTCTACATAACAAGTGCGGTATTTTCTTAATCCATCGGCCTCACGTTTCCAGCCGAATAGAGGGCGTATTATATCAGCCTTCTGCCACTCCTCTAAAATAAAGGGTTTGCCGGCTAATTCCCCTTTGACATGGGTGCAGAATCTTTCGATGAAAATTACACAGCGCTCCGCTGCCTGTTCGTCGTAGTAGTAGCTCAAAACATTGTTAGTTGTGCCTGATGCTGTTTTAGGCGCTTACAAGCTGCGTTATAGTATTCCTTATCTAATTCACACCCTACTAAATCAAAACCTAAGTTATGACAAGCAATAGCAATGGAGCCACTACCTAAATGAGTATCTAAAATCTTATCGCCCTCTTTTGCGTAGTTCATAAGTAGCCATTCGTAAAGTTTAACAGGTTTTTGTGTAGGATGTTGTCTATTACTATCATTGTTATTTATTTTTACTAACTGAGGTAATTTATCTAAAGAATACCAAGCATACTCAACCTGGCTCATAGAAGGAATGTAAACCATCTTATCCCAAGTTATTAAACCTCTACAACTTTTATCCCATAAAAAAGGGAAATAATTCCCACCCCATACTATCTGATTTTTTGATACTCTTTTTAATTCAATAAAATATTCATCTGTTGGAATTGCGTTATCCCATTTGTAATCCCATTTTTCAGATTGTGTATTTTTTCCACCACCTCCAGTTGTAGGTTTTTTACCTAAACCATAAGGAGGGTCTACAATAGCTAAATCAAAGGCGTTATCTTCTAACGTCTTTAAGTACTCGATACAATCTATGTTGTGCAGCTCTATCATTTCAAAAACTCAGTAAGCTCATCATCATTTGTCTCAGCTTCTCCTATCCAACTCTCTAGCCTTGCAATAATTGCTTGCTTTCTCATTCTAGCCTCTTTTAGTTGTTGCCACTCTGGGCGCATCCTAGAATATACATCTCCGCTTTTTCCTGTTACCTGGTAGCAAGTGCCGTTGTTATCGCAAAATTCTTGCAGTTGTTGCTCCTCAGCTTCAACGCAGGCTAGTGTATAAAGAAGGCTTTGCACCCCTGGAGTTAGATCTCTGTGCGCTCCGTATTGTAGCACTCGCTGGTCGTGGATTTCTTGTTGTTTGTTTGTCATAGTTGTCCGTATTTATTAGAAGTAAATCCAGCGCATCCGCTTTTCGGTTTTGCTAGCTCCATGTATTCGCCACACTCAGCACACTTAACATCGTGTACAGCGCCTAGCCCTGCTATGATTCTTATGGTTGCGCTTTTTACTTCTATTGTGGTTTTGTTGCACTTGCATTTATATAGTGGCATGGTTCCCTTTTACTTTTGAGTTATAAAAATGTACAAACGAC